GTTATTGGTGGAGGTTACCCAGTCACAAAAATTGTCCCAGGTAGATTGTCCTTGTTGTTGGACGAGAGTAGATTGTGCCATTGAAATTAAACAGTTAGTAAGACCATCAGGGAAATGGTGGAGTTACTATTCCTCTGCACCCTAAGCAGAGGTATGAGAGACGTGATTTAGACACCCTATAGGTCTCGGTTTGAGGGGTGTTACAAGAATTAGAAACGTTACATTTCTTAACCCGTTGATTTATTTAGTATAAACCGTACCCATACTTCCTGTCAACCCCTCTTGGTGCTAAATAACCAAAGATAATACCTTTGGACTTATACCAATGAAAGCAGGTTTAATTGCTTTTGGAATGATATTGATGACCACCACCGTAGTAAATGCAGGTGGATTAGTTACAAGACATCAGTCAAGTCTCCAGCATACTGTAGACGCTGCAAGAACAACCACTTCTAGAATCGGCAACTCTTATTCAGTTTCTGGTAGTGGTGTTGTTACTGACGTTGGTGGAACGGGCACTGCCGACTTGAACGTTGGTGGTCTTGGAACTCTATCTAATGGTGCAGCAGGAGGATCAGTCCCAACAGCGACTCAAGCATCTTCTGGTGCTGCCTTTAGTTTCAGCAATTCTTTCACCGCAGGTGATGCTAACAATGCAACTGGAACTAACTCAACTGCATATACTGCAGGTGCCGCTGGTGATTATAGTGGTGGTGGTTCTCTTGGTACGATCGATAACAAGCACACACTTACCATCACAGGAACAAATCAAGGTGCTGGTACTAGTGTAACTGCTCAATTCGTAACAGAACTCACCGTTATAGACTAATGACTAGATTACAAGAAGCAATCGGTCTAGGATTGGTTCTTGGTGTAATTCATGGTTTGGCACAACCAGGATATTCCGTTCCGGTGGTTCCAAACTTCACACAAGGCTCAATGACTAGCCACACAGAGACTACTTCAAAAGTCACTGAAACGATTAACTCTATAGATTATTCAACAGGATGGCAATACTCAGTAACTGGAAGCAATGTCTCCAACAATGGGGAATCTCTACTTCCACCAACCACATCAAACAACGTGACAGTGAATCCTTTAGGAGGAACAGAAGGTCAGGTTACAAGTACAGCAACTGGTCTAGACTTCTCCAACTCAAACTTCACAATAACAAATCCAGGTGCAGCATTTCAGTTCACGACAACATATCAAGGTCCTGGGGTCACGAATCAAACTGTAATTCAGAGAGTTACAGAGGTTCAAAGCGTAACAGACACTACAAGTATCTTTACCCAGTAATCGGATTACTAATCACATCTCCCGTCAATGCTGCTGACGTGGGAGGTGTTTCTGCGACTGCTAATCCAATCGCAAATAGCTCAGGCTCGGTGACCAACCAGGCAATCCAGGTATTACAAGGTCCATATATCACTAATACTTACGGCGGAGGGATCAGTTGTCAAGGACCGACTGCAAACTTTACCCCCTACATTACACATGCTCGTAATGATAAGGATCCATTTGAAACTCATTACCTAGAACCACAATATGATAATAGAGACTTTGAAGGTCGAATGGTAGAAGTAACTAAAACTGTTAAAAACTATCCTTGGGAATCTTGGTACGACGATAGAACGTATACAGATGCATCTGGTAATGTAGTTCGTGCATATGAAGACGGTGCAGATATGACTATCACAGAAATGCAAATGCAAGGTGATGGTGTACCTGATAGACCAGGAAGTAAATTATGGGATAAACCAGTAAGAACTGGTATGACTAGAAACTACAGCACCAGTATTGGTTTTTCCGCAACACTATCTTTACCTCTTGATGGTGGATTGCAAGAGCGTTGTAAACAAGCAGCAGAAACACAAATTGCATTACAAGGTCAATTACTTGCCAATAAAAGATTGGATTTTGAGATAGCCAGACTCAAGAATTGTGGTGAATTAATGCAAAAAGGAATTCGCTTTCATCCTAGAAGTCCATATGCAAAAATATGTGCGGATGTCATAGTGATGAATAGAAATGCTATCGCACCACACAAACATTCAATACCACAACCTACTTCTTCAGGGGTCGAACAGAACGCAATAACTTCACCGCGTGGTTCCTCTGACGCTGCTCAGCAATCCTCTCACTCGCACTCTGTACCGGGATCTTCTTACCCCGTAAGGTCGCAATCTTCTTCATTACCTTCTTCACAACCGGTTTCACAACCTTTAACAAAAGATCAGCAAGAGGTTTTGCGAGCAGTGCAGAGGTCGTTGCCACAACAGCGATAGATCCTGTAGTAGTTACCATACCTGCTGATGGTATGTTCTGAAGAATCTGAGCGGGAACAGAAAGTGTCTCAAATACTGGGAGACATTCTTTCCCAACCGTTTCATATGCAACAATCTTTCTATTGCCCTCTAGGATTTTTCCTACAGGGTCTTTTAATTGCTGTGCTCTAGTGGGACACTCTGGTAAAGGTGCCTCTGTTTTGGGAACTCTTGGTGATTGTGGTGGTGGAGGTGCTTCTGATTTTGGTGGAGCAACTTTAGGAGGAGGTGGTGCTTCTGTAGTAATCGTTAATTTATTTGTATCATAATCAATCGGTGTGAAGCTAGGGGTTCCAGCATCACACAAAGTCATGACACCATCAGGGTCTTCCTCTTTGAGTGCTGTATTCTTTTGACTATCTTTATGAACCTCAACACAACCAGGAATATTTACAACTGGTACACCAATTTCAGAAGTAACTGGTGGATAAATTGGTAATGCTTGAGGTGGTTCTAACAAATAATTTGGAGGTGTATTAATCGTAATAGTATTAATATCACCACCCCTCAATCTAATATCAGGAATATCCATTAGCAATCATTAAATACTTCACCAACTTGTGAACCGATTTCTGAACCTGCCTTCTGTCCTAGTAGCAACGCCCAACCACCTGCTAACCATCCGACGTAAGGAATATTGGAGACTGCTGGGACGATAATACCAGCACTAATTGCTGTTCCTGCCATCGCACCTTGTGACCGTGCTCCAGCGTCCGCCCTGATACACTCTTCGCTTTTTACATGCTTTCCCTCAGAGTCTAGCGTTAAAGCACCTCCTATATTACGGGTGCCATCCATCGTATATTGATCACGACGGAACTCACGACGCATTTCTGTTGTAGGTCCAAACAATCCTTTCTTATGTTTATCCAGAGTCAAAGATCTATCAGACTCAAGAATTGTTGGATCGTTTGCACGATATTTAATCCTATACCCATCTTTGTCTGCTTCAACTTCATAAGAAGAATAATCACCTCTAGGGAATTGAATGACAGGATAGTCGGGTTTACTTTCCTGCATCAGATACCCAAGTAAACCTACATGAGCAACAGCAAAAATACCTCCAACAACAATAGCAACCGTCTTCATAGAAGACTTTTTTGAAGTAGGTTCTGGGTAGTAATCACCAGGTTGCTCCTTATTACTATTAAAAGGATTCATAATGAAGGTATGACAGAACCAGTTGTAGAAGGAATAGCATCACCAGTTGCTTGAGGTAACTCTGGCATTGCTGCATCTAACATTCCAGGGAGTGCCCCTGCAATTGCTTCTGTTGCTGCTGCTGTAATCTTTTCTCTTGCTTCTTCAACCATTACATCCTTATTAAGATATAACCAAGTACCACCACCAACAACGGCAGCAGATACAACAAAAGACGACAGCGCAAGTACATTGATTAGTTTTTGCATAATTGTTCCTTATTTTTGAACACAAATAACTCTGTTAGAAGAAACCAACCTACAGTCAAATGCAGGAGTATTTAGAGCACCAAGAACTGTAACAATAGTAATTGTTGACAACATAACAGTTTGAGCAACAATTAAGTATGGAATTAGATCTTTTAATTTTTTATTATATTCCTTTTTCATTCAACTAATGTCCCATGTGCTCTACGAATTTCACGTAGTTCTTCGAAATTCTTTTGCTTGGTTCCACCATCATACTCCCAAGCATAACCTTCTTCAATCATTTGTTCGTTGAGAGATGACGTAGAATCTCCTATGTACAACCAACCGAGAAGGCGACCATACTTGCCCATACCACCAACAAGCTCAGTGCGGATAACAAGATCGTCATCCCCACTAATGGCACCATCCAACTTCTCTTTGAGCCAATTCGTCGCATCGATACCTAGCTCCTTTTCTTCTAAGTCTCTTGTGCGTTTCTCTGGTGTATCTACACCAGCAACTCTAACTCTTTCTTTTTTATAAAGATCAAATCCAAGATCAATAGTGACATCAATAGTGTCTCCATCAACTACCCTGTTGATCTCTATCACTCGAAAGTTGTAGCAACTCTTCCGACTCGGTGGTATCATTGCTCCCATGAGATTCTCTTTCGTCAACTAGTAGTATATATCTAATAACCCAAGAAACTCCTGCCAAAAGTATTAGAATGCTAATTATCACACTCCATGTTGGATCATTGATATCATTCAAAGGTCTTAATACTAAGTTCATTGCTTAGGTTCAACTGCAGAAACTACAGGAGGTTCTTCTTTCTTTTTGGTAACTGCCTTACCATTACCACCTGCCTTAGCAGGAGAAAGTCCGAACGCAGCTAAAGAACCGGAAAAAACCGAAGCTATAAATGTGGGATCAAAATCTAAAATCTTTTGACCGTTTGGAAGTCTTACGTAACTGAATGTAAGAAGAGAGGCAGACCATATAAGTACAACAACTTTAACTAAATTACCAAGAACTTCACTCTTATCTTCATCGTGGTCTTCCTTTTCTACAACTTTGGACTTATCTTCTGCCATTTGTAGAGTAGCAAGGCTCAGTTATTTAGGGTTCTAGTACCTCTACCGTGATGTTTGTGTCGTTTATTTGATTGTATCTTTGACAGAGAACATCACTTCCTTGATGTTCCCATTTGTGATATGCACTTTTTAAGTTTTGGAGGTAATCAGTTCCACCGAGACCAACCATTTCGTCGGCAACGATTTTCTTGATTAACACATCCCTTGTTAAATGTGTCATATGTAAGAATAGTTTTCCAACAATAAACTCTTACATTATAAGACTTAGAGGGATTAGTTCAAAGAGTTTATCTTGGGTGGTTTTTTCCGATTTCTGTATCGGATGTTAATTATTTAGGTAGGTGACCATTTTCAATCAACCACTTACGGGTCAGAGGTGTCGGTTCATAATCAGTCCACATCGTGCCAGCAGCACAACTCTGAAGTGCTTCCATAGTCATGCCTTCAGTTCTACCTGCCCATCCTGCTTCTGCTTCCCAGGGAACAGCATTTGCTGGATAGGTGCGTTCTGCCATTACACGCCAGATCATAGGCACTTCTTCTTCAGGTTTGATGATGGCAATCAGAGAGTTCTTGATAGATCCTGCCATACAATCCTGTGCAGCGTGCCATCCTTCGTGACGCATCACTTGCATCAGATAATTAGTGCTTCCCATAAACTTACGATTAAGGAAGAAGTTATTGCTTACAGTGTGATAAACACCACGATGAGTATGTGGGAAATACTTACTGTCTGCTAGAAACACCCCAACTCCGACCTGCTCAAGAGCGACAAGCATTGCGTTGAACTCGTCAGCAACAAAATCAAAATCAGTATCGGGATACTCATCAGCAACAGTTGCGATGCTTTCGATTTTATCCACTCCATCAGTACACTCTCGAAGTAGCATACACCCCATGGCATCCATAGTATGGTAACCCTTGGTGATTTTAGGGTCTTGGTTTGGGGCGGAAAGGGCAGGTAGGACAACCGCTGCCGCAGCAACCAGAGCAGTCAAAAAAGTTTTCATTGATAATAAGCCTCATAGTATTTAACGATTCCATCGGTTCTCATATTACCTTGAGAAACCCAATCATGTACACATTCATAAATGCTTTGATTTGAATAACGTGGTGAACCATCGGAGCAAATTTGAGAACCAAACTTCTTTAACAGAATGTTCAGTGCTTGAGTTCTTACATCCATACGTTCATCACTGTAACGCCAATCTTCGTTCATTTGTTAAACTGCCCCATACCATTACCAGAATTCCAACCACCAGGACCTTCATGAAAGTTTTCAGAACCACCTTGCGATTCAGAAACTGTATTCCAATTAGAAGTTGCTTTTTGGTACATCAATTCATGAATGTTTTCTGGTTCTTTAGTTTCCTGTTCTTTACGAATATCATCATGAAGTCTTTGTGTTGCTTCTATCTGACGATGTTCTTCTTGTTTTTCTGTAAGTGTAGGTGCGGGTCCAAACCAAGGGTCATCTTCAAGATATGCAGGTGCAGGAACACCAACATAAGGTTCATAATAATTTAAAGCATCTTCAATAAATGCATCACCCTCATCATACTGTTCTTGAAAATCTTGACAGTCTACAAGGTTTTCATCAACAGCACACTCAACTTGCCAACTTCCCATTGCTTCAGGAGAATGAAAAACTTGCCCTAGAGTTTCTTTTAGTTTGCGAATGATCATGCCCAGATTAGCTTCTTACTATAGTTATATGAGTAATGTTTCCTATTACCCTCAATACCCCATCCCAACCAATAAAAGGCAGGGACCATGTATTGATCTACAGTATAACCCCTTCCTTCAAATTCGGGAAGTAGTCCCTGAAACTGATTTTCATTAATCATGTAACGGGTTTGACCTTCTAGACTACTTGGGTCACAATTGTACTTCTTACAGAAACTACCTAACCCCAGATAACGCTTCTCAGTGGTCCACTGAATAAGTCCGTACCCACCCCGATGACAATCAGAATAAGAAACTCTAGCCCCTCCCTCGCAAATGTTGGAATGGAAGTTACTCTCCTGTTTAATATTTCCCATGATCGTAGCAAGAGCATTACGATCACGAATTTTTGTTCTTTCTTGGAGTTGTGCAAGGACATACTTTTCTTCTGGGGTACAATCTTCACACTTCCAAGTTTTTTCTACAACCTCAATTTCAACAGTAGGAGGTGTTTGTATATTATTTACAAACGTAGGTCCTTGCGATGCCGTAAGCAAAAAAGAACCTAGTAGAGCCGTACGTAAAATCATTAATCTCATTTGAACACCACTATAATAGCACGAGAGATCGTGCCTGTCAATCAAACACGAATAATCTGATAAAGAGTTGACTCGCTTATAAGATGCAAGAATTTTGGATCGTATGCTACTAATTCATTATGATCAATCTCTAATGTAAATTTATCATCATCATTAACAGATTCAATAAAATAATCTTCTGGATTTTCAAGATATCTCTTTTCATCATCACTAAGGGTATCATGTTCTACATCAAAATATGAACTATTATCTGGTTCACCCTTTCTATAAAAAACAAAAGTAGCAGTTGGTCCTAAATTTACAATCGCATTTAGATTGGGACTACTAAATTCATTTTCACTTCCATCTGTGAAAAAAGAAACTGCGGAAGAATAACCACTATTATCAAGACCTTCTAAATGAGGTTCAGTTATTTTTGATACAAACTTATGTACGGGTACCATCGTATCATCAATAGCAACCTTTTCACCATCTACATTTTCTGAAAAATCATAATTAGCAACTCTATCTGGAAAAAGATAAAAATCAGATAATCTGGTTACCTCAGTAACTTCACCAGGACTCATCTCTACTGTATATTTTTCTAATTGTCTTAAAGTAGTATTGAGAATGAACATTTAATTAATACCTATACTCTTCAATTTTGTTTAGAACTTTATTGAGATACTTATGTGCTATTTCTTTTTCTCCAGGATATCCTTCATCAGAATCAATCTGATATTTTAGTTTAAGGATATGACACTTGAGTTCATCTTTATTCAACTGACCACGTGGCATAATACTAAAATAACTCTGCCCTTTATATAGGACAGAGTTTTAAATCATGCTCTCAGATACTCTAGAACTCTATCTGGATGTGTTGCTGAATATGGATCTTCTTCACAATTATCACACATGCCAGGTTCTACAATTACCTTTTCAATAATTTGATTATTAACTACAATCACATTTCTCCAAGGTCTGTTACCATAACCTTCACGACCCCTCTTAACTAGGTAACCCATCTCAGAAGTGAATTCACCGTTACCATCAGAAATAAAGAGTGCGTTAGGACCAACAGCTTCAAAATCATTTTCTAGGTCCCATACATTTTGAGTCCAAACATCATTTGTTGTCAAGACATAAACTTTATCAATACCTTCATCCATAAAGTCTTGATATGCAGCTTTGATATCTTGAAGATGCTGTTCACCACAAACACGATTATTTGCACCAACTAATGAAAACACCACTACTCTTTTATTACGAAAAAGATCAGCAGCAGTAGTTTTCATTGGGTTCATATTATCAAGATAAAAAAGTTCCACATAAAGTGGAACTTGATATCCTGCTGGGATAGGCGATGGTTTCATTTTATTAAAGATACTTACCTGTGAAGATATTTATGTCACCAAATACCTGGGATAATTTGCCCAGTTGTTGCATAACTGCCCATTGCTGCAATGACACCGATCATTGCTGCCCAACCATTAATACGTTCTGCTTTTTCAGTCATTGTTGTTCTCCTAGTGTAAGATAGAATTGTTCGTTGTTACTTGGGGTGTTCTCATAGATTGAAGAATCACCATAAGTTTTGTGATCTTTATATCCAACCATACGACCCTTAGTATTTTGAAGGGCAGGTTGGAAGACAATGAAGAAGAATACTCCTGGGGCACCAATCAAAAGGGCACCACCAATAACATAGTAAGTAAGAATTTCAAGAAGGGAGTTTTCCATTTTGTGTTTTGTTAATAATGATGACTCGTTTGCCATCGTGGGTAAATTGTAACTCATCGTCAGGATCCCACAGTAGCTCTTCATACAAATCGTCGAGCTTCTGAATATCCTCCCAAAGTGCGTCAGGGTTTGGCATATTGACCTACTAAACTTTTAATGTTTTGTGTGATCTCCAAACCACCAGTTTTACATTCAAGTAATGTTCCGTTAGGAGAAGTTATAATAAGAACTGGTGTAGCAGTTACATTATACTTTTTGGCAAGATCAAGATTTTCTTGTGGGATGGGTACATCACTCACGTCTTCCAGATCAACATACTCAATCATACTAGTATCTACTTTAATGGAGTTGAAGTATTTATCCACCAAAGCACATGGTCCACATGATTTCTTAGAGAAGAGATAAAAATTATTCATTTGCTATAGGTATCATACATCTTAGAATCATCTGACTTTTTGAGTTCGGCTGCAAGTTCCTTCTCAGTCTTAAGATGATGTGCCTTAAGTTCAGTATTTGGAACAGAAGGTACTGTAGGATTACGAGACCTATTCTTAATTACAATAAATGCATCTTTGTTGTACTTACGAGTACCTTTGACAGGTGCCCACTTAGTACCAGCACCATCAATCTCATAGACAGAGGTGCCACCAATTTCAATAGCAATGTCTTCTTCGGTGGTCCATCCCAAATTGTTAATTGCTCTTGCAATATCTTCAATAAGAGATTTTTCCATAACATGTTCCTCGGGTTCAAGGTTGCCGATCATTAGTAAAGTTCCTCTTCCTTTTCAGTTTCAGCGACTACAT